TGGTCCGGACGGAAAGGACTAGTCGGTGGAGCTGAAGCGGCAAAAGTTGCCGCTGACTCATGGTTGCAACTTCGTTATGGGTTGCTGCCAATGATCTTCACCGTGCAGGATGTTATTAAAGTGGTGAATACAAAGCTGGAAAAACTTGACCCTAGTTTCATTAGGTCAGTACATGCGAAAGTTAAGGATACAGTTTCTTCTTCTGGTCCTTCCTTTCCTGTTTCAGCCGGTTACATTTATTCCATGATATATCCGGAAGTTAAGGATAATATTGTGGCTCGTGCCGCTGTGCAGTACCGCATGTCCGGGACGCCAACGCGTCTGGAACAGTTGGGGCTGTCGCCTCAGTATTTGCCTGAGCTGATGTGGGATTTAACTACCCTCAGCTTCGTTGTAGATTGGTGGTTTGATGTTGGAACCTGGCTTGGAACTTTGAGAATAAATCCTCAATGCAATATCCTGGGTAACACCGTTGGACTAAAAGTTGACAGAGTGATCTCTGTAAAAATGAGCAGTCGTATTTTAGGTTTGTCAACCACCCTTAGACCGTTAGGTACTATAGGGACTATGGAAAACGCCTATTACTACCGTTCATGCAACGAGAGCCTTCCACTTCTTCCTGTGCTCAACCTCAACTTCAAAAGCATTATTCATGCCGTTGATGCTGCTGCACTCATTCTTTCTCCAACCTTAAAGGCTTTAATGAAAGCCAAAAGGAGTTAACCATGTCCATTTCTGGTATAACTTTAATGAAAGGCGCCACTGGCATTTCTGTCACTGGCGGCACTGGAACTGTTCATTCTGCTGATGGCCTGGAAGTAAAATCAGGCATACATGTAGTGGACACTACCGAAGCGAACTTTATTCTGAGGCCACATGGCACGTTCAAAAACAAGCCCGCCGCAAGGCAGCAAGATGGTACATGGAGTAAAGGGATACGTAATTTTAATTATACTATTCCTTTTCTTGAGACCGACGGATCTGTTTCCTACCCTGTTTTCAAGGGTGAACTCAATCTACCTATTAATATGTCAGTTGCTATGATTTTGCAACTTCGATTAATGGCGGCCCAGTCTATTATGGATTCCGAGCTTGATAATTATTTCAACTTGGGCACCATAGTTTAACTGCACGTACTGTTGTTTAAAACTTTATGGAGTTAATTCCATGGTTAAGGAAGCGTTACATGAATATCGAAACGTACGTTTCGATTCGGATGCGATAGCTGGTAAAATCTGGCTGTCGCTCCTCAGTGATTTCCAACAACTTTGCGGGAAGACTTTTGCCGCTAAGGCGCTAGAAGCAATGAGGGGGGGAATATCAACCTTTAGGGAGTATCATTTCCCTGAACTTGGTGTTGTACCTCCTTTGCGTTTTAAGTGCTATAAGCAGCTTGAGCACCTTTTTAAAAAGTATCGTTTTAAGAAAGACCGGTACACGGATGAGGAGCTATTCCATAAAACTTATCAAGCTTTTATTGGTGAGCAAATTAGCTTCTCGAATAAGAAACCAATTTCAGCGTTAGCTGATCTAGTCTTGAAAAAGGCTAGGGTTTTGTCACGTGAAATTTTGGGCAAATATGACCCGGAGGCTACCATCGGTCTATCGAAGTTTGGAAAGAAGAGTTCAATTGGGTGTCCTTTGAACCTAGCATACATTGATCAGAAGTTGACCGATGTAGGTGCATTCACAGGCTCTTCAGAGTGTTCTAAGTGGTTCTTCAACGATGTTTTGCCGAAGGATCACATTTTGTTGGAACTCGTTAAAAAGTTAGGCTTTACGCTTAACACTGAGTCACCCCAACTCGAACACGATTCACTGAACCTCGTCCTTGTTCCAAAAAGTTGGAAAACTTATCGACCTATCACGCCACTTACCCTATTAGGTTTGTTCTTTTCCTATGGGGTTGGCGAGCAAATTACTAATTGCTTAAAGTCGATTGGACTTGACTTGTCAACATTGCAACGCCGACATGCCAAGCTGGTTAAGTTGAATAGCAGAACACGAAAGAGCTCCTTAATTGGAGGTAAACTCGTTACTGCTGATTTAGTATCTGCTTCCCAGTCGCTAACTAGCGATCTATTGAACCGTACGCTACCACGTGAGTGGTACTCAGCAATGAAGAAAACATTCTCTAGGCAATTATGTGTTCGTATGCCTGACGGGAGTGTTTCTCAGATTTATACTGAGTCAATATTACCAATGGGTAACGGTTTGACGTTTCCGACTGAAACCTTAGTCTTCTATGTTATTTTGAAGGCTATTGCGGAACTTGCTGGAGTCACGGGCTTTATCTCCGTTTATGGGGATGATCTTATCTACCCGAGAAGGTTACATAAGTTTGTCGCGGTTATTTTTCCGCAGCTTGGTTTCAAGCTTAACCTGGATAAGACCTTTGTAGAGGCACCCTTCAGAGAATCCTGCGGCAGTGATTTTTACCGCGGGCATGATGTAAGACCTTCTATGCTTCCTGAAGGCTGTCATGATTTTTCTTCTGTTCAATATGCTTCTTTTCTTTACAAGTGTATAAACTCCTTGTGTAGAAGATGGGATCCAATTGAGATACCGAAAACCTATGCTTTGCTTGTAAAAGAGCTTGATAGGCTACAGTATCCTGTTTTTAGGGTTCCGCCGAGTTTTCCTGACACGGCAGGCATTAGAGTTGAAAACCTGGCCTTTACACCGCCAGACCTATTGAAGTGTACTTTGTCTCCGGTTCGTATTTTTTGTTCCGATGGGACGAGACAGTTCAGCTTTTCTTACCTTTCATCTTCTCCTACACGGAGAGACGTGAAGAACGTTATGCCTTATTATTGGCTTGCGCTCCAAGGTTTAAACGACGACATTCTCGATAGCTTTTGGGAAACTGATTATTCGTTTCTCAGAACACCACCGCGTGGCGGCCTTAATTGGCGTTGCGTTAGGAGAAAGTTCGTACGTTTTACAAAAGAGAAGTTAAAGGTAACTCAAGTACAGAAGGAATACTTCGCGACATGCGCCTCCCGAGCAGGGTCGCGTGTGTTGGTACATGACGTACCAAATTGGGATGAGG